CCCCGCCGCCCCCCGCCCCCGCCGCGGCGGCCCTCGCCATGGCCGGCTGCTCGGCCGCCGACACCGCCTCCTGGAACATCAGCCAGGACTCCGACAACTTCAAGGTGACCCGCCGCATCACCTTCGTCAACGGCATCACCGACAAGTACCTCCTCACCATCGAGGGCCTGTGCTCCATCAAGGACTCCAAGGAGGACAACTCCAAGGGTCAGCTCGAGGTCACCTGCAAGGTCGGCGACAACCAGTTCAAGAAACACTTCCTGGGCCTGTCCGACAACGTGACCTACGTGGTTGAGCAGACCGAGCCCGTCAAGGCCGACGCCTACCACTACAAGGTCGTCTACCGGCCGGAGACTCTGGTCCCGGACATCGACATCAAGACCAGCGGTAAGGAGGGCTGACCGTGAATCCTGATCGTTCGCTCGGCCAGCGGGTCAGCGCCGCTATCGCTTACGTCATCATCTTCGCTACCGGGTTCGCCGTGTTCTCCCTCATCGTGTGGGGAATCGTGGCGATCTGGGCCCAGATCGCAGGAGCCCTATCATGACCACCCCAAAGAAGATCGCTGACCTGGCCGGTTGGGTCGTCGAGCAAAGCGGCGACCTGTCGTGCCCACTCCTGAAGGCTATCGGCTACTGGCACGAGGACCTCGGCACGGTCGCCCGGGCGATCGACATCCTCGAAGACCTCGCCCCTGGGAGCCCCCGGCGCCCGATCGCCGAGGGACGCCTCGCTACCCGCCTCATGGCTATTGCAGCCCAGGCGGATGCGATGCTCCGGTTCCTTGGCGTCGAGGACCCGGCTGCCTTGTTCGCCGCCGAGTGGGAGCGGGCCGCCGTCAAGCACCCCGGCATGACGTTGGACTGTGACGGTCCCACCGACGAGTTGCGCTTCTACGCCCTGGCTGAGGAGGTGGGGGAGGTCGCCGCATCCCTCACCTACGACAACGCGCAGGGGACCGGACACAACGCCGACACCGTCGCCGAAGTCACTCAGGTAGGCGCGCTCGCCATCGCCTGGCTCGTGCGCTACCAGGGTGGGAACGAACGATCGGAGGACCGGTGAACACCGTCGACTTGATCGCCAGCCTCATCAAATCAGGCCGCCATGAAGAGGCGATACAGGCCGTCAATGAACTTGCCGAGACCGCCTCCGCCATCGAAGGAGAGCTGAAGGAGACGCAGGCCCGCATCGCGGAGGTCGTGACCGATCCGATTCAGCAGCACCCTACCGACGCCGATGTGATCGCCAAGAGGCTTAGGGAATGCGTTGAGTCCGGCTACTTTGCGGGGGCCATCAAGAGCGTCTACACGCTCATCAACCACGCCACCTTCCTGGAAATGCAAGTAGCCAGCCTGAAAGCCACAATCGCCCGCATGCAGGAGGAGAACACCAATGACTGAAGACACCGTCGGCTTCCTATGCCGAGAGAACTCGTACCTCCGCCTGGAGGTCAAGCACCTACGAGAGAAGACCGAGTACATGGGGCAGGAACTTGCCGTCCTGCGTGAGCGCGACTTCCTCGGCCGGCTCCTCGAAGAGCGGCACACAGCCAAACGGATAAGCCTCCTCCCCTACCTCAAGCAAATGGTCGCCGACATCAGCGATGACCGGATCGTCGAGGATGTGAAGACCGGCCACACTGGCCGCATCAACACCATCCGCGGCATCGCCATCGATCTGCTCTGCCAGTTGCAGGAGCTCTGCGATGAACTTCAGCGGACGCGCGCTCTTGTCCCGGAAACCATCGACGGCGGGGAGGACTCACGGGACGCGGCTGAGGGGACGACAGTCGTCGACCCTGACGGGGAGCCTTGGGTGTTCGATGATGGCGGCTGGGTGCACATGTACCCCTACTGTGAGGACCCGCGACGTGAGGAACTACAGGAGAACTACGGCCCCTACACCATCGTCCACACCCCCAAGGAGAACACCAATGAGTGACGAACTGACCTCGAAGCAGGTCATCGAGGGTATCGAGCGGAACCTCGCCACCTGGGAGGAGGGCGAAGGCTACTGCGGCGGCTACGACTTCGACGCAGAACGCGCTCTGGTCAACGACCTGCGCACCCTCCTCGAAATCACCAAGACAGCCATGGAGAACGTCACCATCGACGTCCCCGGACCCGGCGGGGTCACCCAGCGGTACACGGTCTCGGGAGTTGTCACCGTCGAGCCAACGGACATGGTCAAGATCGAGCCCATCACGTCACGCCCGGATGGGCGCGGCACGATTCGCGTAGACGTGCCCAACGAGCTCCTGCTGACGACCAGCGGCACAGTCCGCATCTCCACCGACCAGCCCGTCTCCATGGAGAATATCCCGCCAGCGTGGGGAGCCGTCCGTGAGTATCGCTGACCTGCCCACACTGCGGCCGGTGCTGGACTTCCCCGAGAACCGGCGACACCTGCTCTTCCTGCTCGGGCGCGTGGGTCAGGCCATGGACGTGTCCCCGAAGATGGCCCGCACCTGCTGGCGCGACCTCGGCCAACACGCTCACGGCCTCCTGGTGGGTGCCTGCGTGGGCACCGGGCGCGCCCCGTCATGGTGGCTGGAGGAGTCGGCCCGCCTGGACGCTAGGGTCCCAGGCCGGAACCTCCGTAGGCCACTGGCCTACGTCACCCACCGTGTCGCAGACGTCCTGTCCGTCGACTCGCTCCGATCCGACTGGCTCTCCGAAATCACCCTCGCCGCCTACACGCAGTCAGGAGACCTGAAATGACCACCGCCAACCCCTACGAGCTCGGTGTCGCTTACGTCGACGGCAATCCCCTCGTGCCCCTCGGTAAGGTCGAACGCTTCGACGTCGTCGAGGCGCCCAACGACACGGCCCTGACTCGGGCCATCGTCGAGAGGCTCTTCGAGGAGGAGTCGCTCGCGCTCTCCGCGGTCTCCTACCGCGAGGGTGACTACGAGATCACCCGCTCCTACGACCACGAGCGCAACCTCGTAGCCATCACCATCGCCCCGTGTAGCAGGTGGCAACCGTGAACGCCCGCCGGGACGTCGCCGATACGACGGCAGACGATATCGCCGATGCCCTGAACATCCTCGCTGCCACCTGCACCTCAGGGAACTGCGTCTACCGGGTGAACGACCTGGAGGTCCGGTCCTCCCGGGATTTCTTCACCGGCAGGGTGGACATGACCATCCGGGCGAGGTTCCTCCCAGGTCCGGCCATGGATCACCTGTCTGTGGGTCTCCTATGACCGGTGACAGTGGGCCGCTGGTGGACACGCAGGCCGCGATCCTCGCCGCCGGGGTCTCCAAGCGCACCCTGCACCGCAGGGTCGCCGCCGGGGCCCTCAAGCCCGCCGGCCGAGACCGAAGAGGCCGCACCCTCTACCGGCTCAGCGACGTCCTCGCGACACTCCCCAACACCAGTGGACAAACACTGGACACCAGTGGCACACTTAGGGCCAGTGGGACACCCCTACCCGACGCAGGGTAGGATGCCGCCACTCTCCTAACAGGGTGTAAGCCCAGAGGTTATGGGGATTCTAGGGGATTGAAGGGCCCCCACCAGATTGCTGGTGGGGGCCCTTTTCCTGTATAGGGGGTGCGTCGCGTGTCCAGTGGACTCCGCCGAGACAGCCGCGTATGGCGCACCCTCGCAGCGCAGGTCCGCGCCCGTGACAAGGCCGCCGGCACCCCATGCCGCATCTGCGGGCAACCCATCAAATGGGACGCGCACGACCCCAACGCTGACGACGCTCCCAGCGTCGACCACATCCGGTCATGGCGAGACCACCCCGACCTGAGGCTCGACCCCACGAACCTCGCCACCGTCCACCAAGCCTGCAACCGCGCTAAGGGCGCCCGCCCCCAGGCGCTCCCCAGTATCGGCAACCAATCCCGCCAATGGGGCCGGCCCCGCACCTGAGGAGCAACCGTGGTTCACCCCGCCGACACCTCCATTCTCGAGACCGTCGATGACGCGCTGCGCGCCGCCGACTGGATCACGCCCGCCGACCAGCCCACCGTCGAGCTCCTGCGCCGTCTCGCCAACCGGCTCGACGACCCCGACTTCCCCACCATCGAAGGCCGCTTCGACAACGTCTCCGAGTCCCTGTTCCTGAAGACCGCCGCCGCCCTCGGTCTCACCCCCGAGATGAGGGCCGCCTGGGCGAAGAAGGAGAAGAAGGTCGATGGTGGCAGGCTCGAAACGCTCAGGAAGGGCACGGCCGGCCTACGGGCCGTCTGACGCCGGAGAGTTCTTCGACCGGTGGATGGCCGACGCGGAACGGGACTGCCCGCTCCGTGACCCCGACGCTCCCCGCTACGGACACGCCACACCCCGCATCCACACGCCGCCGCTGCGGGACCTGACCCCCGACACGAGTGCTGGCTACTCGTGCATCGAGTTCTCCCACGACGTGCTCGGCATCCCGCTGCTCCCGTGGCAGCAGGAGACCCTCATCCGGGCGCTCGAGCTCAACCGGGCCGGGACACGCTTCCGGTTCAGGACCGTGGTCCTCCTGGTCGCACGCCAGAACGGCAAGTCCACGCTCGCGCAGGCCCTCTGCCTGTGGGCCATGTATGTCCTGGGCGTGAAGATGACGCTGGGCACCGCCCAGGACCTCGACATCGCCGAGGAGCTGTGGAGCGGCTGCGTTGACATCGCAGAGTCCGTCCCCGAGCTGGCCGCGACCATCAAGAACGTCAACAAGGTCAACGGCAAGAAGTCCCTCGACCTCCAGACCGGGGAGCGCTACAAGGTCAAGGCCAGCAACCGGAAGGCTGGGCGTGGCCTGTCCGCTGACCTGATTGTCCTCGACGAGCTGCGTGAGCACACGAACTGGGACTCGTGGGGCGCGGTCACCAAGACGATGATGGCGCGGCCCAAGGCGCAGACCTGGTGCTTGTCCAACGCGGGTGATGACGCGTCCGTGGTGCTCATGAGCCTTCGCAAGAAGGCGCACCTGGCGCTCGGCGACCCCGACGGAATCAACGCTGACGACACGGACCTGACCGCGTCCGGCGGTAACTCCCTGTGCCTGATTGAGTACTCGGCCGCGCCGGGGCGGGCCACCACTGACCGGGACGGGTGGGCCGAGTCGAATCCGTCGCCCGGGTACACGGTCGCGGCG